ATGGAGTATTTCGATAAGCCCACCACGCAGGAGATTCACAAGGAAATCGACCTGATTCAGTCCTGCATCAGCCGCATGGCACAGAATTCCTTTCTCATCAAGGGATGGACGGTGACGTTGTTTGCGGTGCTGCTGGGTCTGCTGCCGGAACGGGTAAATCCTCGCCTTTTGGGGGTGGTAATGCTGGGCATTACGGTCATGTTCTGGTTTCTGGACGGCTTCTTTGTGAAAACGGAGCGGAACTACCGTGCGCTGTACTCCTGGGTTCTTGTTCAGCGTCCGCAGGGTAGCCGGGAGCTGCTTTACGAGCTGAACCTTAAAAAGTTTAACGGCAAAGGACTTAAGATGACCTCTATCTGGAAAGCCGTGTTTTCCAAAACGCTGATCCCCTTCTACGTCATTCCCGCGATTGTAAGCGTGCTTTTCATTGTAAAGAGCTTTTGAAGCTGAAAGGGGTGTATTTTCATGGCACACAAGACGTTTATTTCCTACAAATACTCCGAATGCTGCGATTTGCGTGACCGCATCATCACGGCCCTCGGCGATGACGCCACCTACTATCAGGGCGAGACCAGCGACTCCCCCGACATGACCGATCTGAAAACCGCCACCATTCGGAAAAAGCTCTCCGACATGCTCTACGGCACCTCCGTCACGATTGTAATTTTGTCTCCGCACATGACGGAGAGTCGCTGGATTGACTGGGAAATCGAGTACAGTCTGCAGAAAAACACCCGGCAGGGGCGCACCTCCCAGACCAACGGGGTCGTGGGCGTGATTCAAAAGGTCGATGGCAGCTACAACTGGCTGGAAAGCACCGGCCAAAACTGTCATGGTGACAGCACCATTTCCTATGACGACAGTCTGCTGTACCCGATCATCGCCAAAAACCACTTCAATTCTGACCCGGAACAGTGGCACTGCCCCCAATGCAGGACGTTCGACTGGCTCAACGGCTCTTACATTGCATTTGTTGCAGAGGACGCCTTCCTCGCCGATCCCGGTCAGTATATTGACAACGCCTACGACAAGAGCGAAAACGACGGCGCGGGCTATTGCCTTCGGCGCTCCCGCTGAGTTTTTCGTACGACGTTTCTAAACAGAATATGGAACACAAAAGGACGCTCCCTCACCGCGAAGGAGCGTCCTTGTTCTTATGTAGCAGCGACTTCCCCGACGTCCTCCACCAAAACTCCTAACTCTAACAAAGCCAGGGAGATCTGTGAAAGCAGCGAAAAGCCACCTTTTTCCCGGTACTCAATCTGTTGGGCATCATAGGCTGCCAAAAGTGTTTTGCCCAGATCGTCCAGATCATAGTCCCCGCAGCCCAGATTCACAAGTTCAGCGTCCATCTCCTGTGCAGCATGAATCAGTTGCTCATCGCTTTCGATTGCCTCTACGCTGCAGCCCCAATTGCGTGCATCCGGCTTAAGGTCTTTTCCAAGCTCATAAAGCTTTTCATACGGGCCGGAACACCGACAGGAGACAAGATAGCTCTCCACCGACGGATAGCTCAGCAGAAGCTGCCCCTGAAAGCCGCTCTCCTGAATGGCTTCTTTGCTGCCTTCCTTGTAGTATGGGTCTGCATATCGCCGCACATATCTGCGCAGTTCATTTTTATGATAGCTCTTTGGGTCCCTGTCATAGAGCAGAAAGATGGGCATATTCTCCGGCTTAAGCGTAGGAAATTCGCTGTGCAATCGAGCAAACAAACGGTTAACACTCTCCGGCGTAATTCCCGTGATCTGATTCTGCGGCAGGTTCAATCCAATGATACGGGATTTTTGATTCCCTCGGTAGCCGATGAATTCATCGGTTCCCCGACGTAGCTCCTCCATGTGGTACCCCAGCAAATCCACAAAAATTCGTTTCAGCAGTCTCAACTCAGTTCCGCCCCCGGGTCTTCCGCCCTCAACAATGAAAACCACATTGCCCGGATTGTGGGTGCGATTCAGCTTATATGTCTTCGCCATAGTCCGGAAGCCCCTCAAACATACCGCCGAGGTACATTTTCTCCAGATTCTGCGCCTCTCTGGGCTTGTATTTGGAAATTCTCTCCACCGTGCTGCCGCGTTTCCCATGGAAGGTCACCATTTGGATCTGGTCAGGGCGAAACACGGCGTTGGAAATCAGATTGGTCCCGTGAGAACTGATAAAAAGCTGGGATTGGTCGGCTTTTTTCATGAAAAAGCGCACGATTTTCTCCGCAAGATTGTTATGCAGACTGTTGCCAAACTCGTCTATGAGCAGCATGCCGGGCCTTTCAATGGCGTCGATCAGGTGGGGCAGCATTGATATAAACACCCGGTTGCCCTGCGCCTCCAGCGCAAGCGGCATCGGAAGCTGAAAATCATTGCGTTTCATGAACACATGCTTCTGGTCACCGTAGTTAAGGGCAACATCCTCCCCCTGCGACTGGCTGCCAAATTCCACGAAAAAGTCATAGTGAAATTCCTTTAAGTAGCAATTAAGCGCATCCACGCCGTTCTTTTCTGCGTACATTTCCACGTGTTTTACGATAGCGGCTTCAAAGTTATCTCCATCAATGCAGGTGGAGTTGAGAATGAATTCCATCAGTTCATGGAGTACGGGATGCTGGGGAAAGCGCCCAGTATTAAACGATGCCGTGCGCAGATATGCCGTCTGCCCATCCAGCTGGTCATCTGAAATCAGATTTTCGCCCAGATTCAGCTCCCCATGGGTTCCTCTGCGGGCGAGAACCTTCTTGCCGTCCACCACCAGCAGTTCATCCAGACACTCCTGTTCCACATCAAAGCCAACCGTATAGGAAACAAGTGCGCCCTGAATTAAAAACTCATAGGCCGCCTGAAAGCGCTTTTCCGTTCCGAAGAGACACTTGTTCCACTTCAGAATAATATTTTCGCCCTTCATCAACTTGAGCAGAAAGTTAATTCCTTTCAGCGCGTTGGTCTTGCCTGACGCATTGGGTCCGACGAAAAAGCCGCCCTTCAGTACTCCGTTGGACGAGACATTCGTTTCATTGAGAATCCCGTACTTGGACGGGGTAAAGTCAAAAATCGTCTTTTCTCGAAACGAGAGAAAGTTTGTCAACGTCATTTTTGTCAGCATTGCAAGCCTTCCTTTCCGCTGTTTCCTGTCAGTCTTGCCACAGTTCTTCTATCTTATTCTGGTTTAAACCCTATGTCAACGGTTTCCTGTAATTTTTTTACACTTTGTTCTTTGCCTGGGATAGATTTGTACTGGCAGCCCCGGAGAATTCTCTCCGGGGCTGTCGCTTTTTTATTCTTTTACCGCTGATTCCAGTCCGGCTGCGGCGAGCTTTCGGTCAAAACCGCCGCCCCGGTAAACCAGTGTCAAGGTCCGCACCATCTCGTGGGTCAGATTCAGCTTACCGCCCCCGTCTCCCTGCAGGATTCCGGCGGTCATCAGCGCGGAAATCACGCCCCGGAACGTCTGGGGCACATCGTTCAGCGTTTCATAGACGGTCTGTACCGCCGTCTGCTGTTTTACCATGGTCTGTTCCTCCTCGTAGCGGGGGCGGAAGCCGCCCACCGTAAATTTCATCGCTCTGACCCGAATTTGGACCTCTCCGCCGTTAGCGTCACTTCCCGCGCCCGTGTTGCCCTCGATGGTCAAAAGGCCGTCCACGCCGCGATTTTGGGCTACCAGGCCGATGTGCTGAATCACGCTGCCGCTAAAGCGCAGAAACACGAGGTCGCCGGGGCGCAAACTCTCCGGCTCCACCCAAAGACCGTGGGCTTTGGCGTAAGACGCCAGCGCGCCGCAGGACGCGGTCTTTCCCCCGCCGTAAAAGAGGGCGGACGCGCCGCCCTCCCGGAACAGCCACCAGAGAAACACGCAGCACCACGGGTAATCGTCTCCGGACACCTCCCGGCCGTAGTAGGCGGTGTTGTACTTCACGCGGTTGCTCCCGGCGGGGAACTCCTTCGTCCCCACCTCGCCCTTTGCAAGGGCGATCAAGTTTTCCGCCGTCATGCTGTGATCTCCACGCATACCGCGCCGGTGAGTGCAGCGTAGAGCGTCCCCTCGGCGGTCATTTCGCCGCAGGGCACCACGCTCCACTGAAGATGTGCGGGCATCAGGCGCGTGAGCGCGCTCTCCAGCGCCCCGGTGTCACCGGGCAGGCGATTTTCCGATACGGCAGTTACTTCCGCCGTCCAGTTTGCGAAATCCTCCGCCACCTCGCCCCGGTCGGCACCGCCTATGCTGACGCATAGCCCCCGCAGATACGCCGGCGTCACCGTCTGACCGCCGGAAAGCGCCGTCAGAATCCGCGCCCGGCGCTCGGCAAGACTGCCTGCGGAGGAAAGGCCGTAGTCTCGCTCCCACAGGGCAAGCCCCGCCTCGTCCGCCGTCTGTACGGACAGTCTGGCGTTCTGCGCGTCCGCGGCTTGGGACAGCTCCGCAACCCCACCGTCGATGGCGGTCAGCGTCTCCCCCACCGGGGAGATGTTCTTTAGAAAATCAGGAAGTCTTGCCATGGCTTAACCCTCCGTTTCCGCTTCCGTCAGCGTGACGGTTCCCGCCACGGGGATTGCCCGGGCAGCAAGCGTCACGCTCTGGGTGCCGCCCTGGAGCGTGAACCCGGTCACGTCGGCAACGCCGCTGCACTCCAGCAGCAGGCGGGACACCTTGGCATAACTGACCGTACTGGTTTTCAGGGCGTTTTCGGCGCAAAACGCGGTCAGTGCCGCGGTAAAGGCGGTCTGTACGGTTGACAGCGCCGCGCCGTCCATCAGCGTCACCGTGGCAGCGACGTTCAAGCCCGTTTCGGTTGGCGCAAACACCTGCGCGTCCGCGCCCACGGGACGGTTTGCGTCCACCACAGCCTGTGCCGCAGCAAGCAGCGCGGTCGATGCCGCCCGTCCGGCGGTATCCACTGCCAGAATGTCCACTGTGCCGTTGCCTCGGGCAAGGGGCAGGACTTTCACCCGCAAAATCCCCTCCACGCCGGTGCACCACGCAGTGTAGTGGTCGGCGTTGCCGGAGGCGGGCAGCGCGGAAAGCCGGGCAAGCGTCCGGGCACGCAGCGCCTCGTCCCCCTCGCCGTCCAGCCGGGTAACGCCCCGGTCGGCGCAGAGGTTGGTCAAATCGTTGCCAACGGCCTCAGACACGAACGCCCGCAGGGCAAGGCCGTCGATTGCCGTGGCGTAAAGCTCGGCCATGGCGTCGGCGCAATCGCGGAGCACGTCACCGGCGAAGCTGCCCTCGTCGGTACTGCCGGGGCCAGTGTAGGCGGCGGTGAGCCGCGTGAGAATGGCGTCTTTTGTAAATTCCATTAGAGTTCCCCCTCCCAGCTTTGCTGAAGTTCTTCATAAATCGTGTGGACGGTAAACGTCACCGTCACAGCCGCGCCGCTGAAAACGAAGGCAAATCCGTCCACGGATGTGATGTACGGGCTGACCGTCAGCGTCTCGCGGATTTCCCGGCGCAGCTGACTTTGCAAAATGCCCCGATCCGTCTCCCCCAGCAGCGCGGAAAGTCCGCTGCCGTAGTCGTTTGAGTGGGCGGAGTACCGGAACCGCTCGTTTTCCGGCGCCAGCGCCAGATGCACCCAAATTTTCAGTGCCTCCGCGCCAGACACGGTATAGGGCTTGCCGTTTCGCAGGGCAAAGGTGCCCGCGTCCCAGTCCACAGCCCACTCGGTGTAAAGGGGCAGCGCTTCTTGCGCCTGCGCCGGCGCGGTTTCCTCCCAGTCGGGAAAAATCATGTGGTCACACTCCCTCCGTTTTTCCTAAAATCAAAAATCCGTCGCCGCAATTAAGCAGCGCCAGCGTGCAGCCGACGTCCTCGTTGGCAAACGTCTGCCCCGTTAATCGATGCAGGCCGTCTGTCAAGTCCGTACCGCCCACGGCAACCGTCAAGGGCGCGATGGCCTTCAGCGTGCCGAAGCAGCCGCCGCAAGCCCCGGACGCCCGGGGCGTCAGAAGCTCCAAAAGCTCGGAATAGATGTTCATGTTGTCCTCCTTGCAGATCATGCACACACCGTGTGCGGAAGATGCGGCAACTGCCGCCAAAACCCACGCTGATGCGTGGAGAGAAATGCGGCGCTCTGCCGCAGAGGATGCGGCCTTGCCGCAGGAATCCGCGCTGATGCGCAGAGGGAACTGCAACCCCCATTCTTTTTCGTCTTGCCGAAAAAGAATGCGCCTTGCAAGGTGGAAGAAAAAGGCGCTGATGACACACCCCACGGCAAGGCTTTGCCGCGGGGACCTCGTGTCTGGGGAACGCACGGAGAGGGTTTGAAAGAATCCGAGCCAATTCCCGCGTCTCGCGGAGGGGCTGGCAAAAACCTGTGGTACAAACCCGAAAGGCCTTTCCCTCTTGCCCGCGCGTTCCGCTTACCCGCAAGGGGTATGCGATATCCGTAAGGCGGCAAAGCCGCCAACGGCTATCCAATCGCTACGCACTACCTGGGCGGTAAATGTAAGCGCAAGCGATGTAGAAGCAGAGACAATGCAGGTTTCTTCCCCGGACGAAAACGACTGCGCGCTTTCGCGTCTACTGGATGCACCAAAGGTTTGCCGCAGACGAACTTTCAGCGCGTTTCTCTTACACCGTGCGAGGCGCGTTCTCTCTGGTCAAGACCAGAGAGAATGGGGACCGCAACCCTTGCGGCGGTGCGCCGCAGTTCTCCCCGGCTATCAGGCCGGGTTCCTGCGGTGAAGGCTGGAATCCCTCACAGTTTCAGTGTCAGCTCCGTTGTGAACAGTCCCGCCTTCCAGCGGTGGGTCACGGCGGTAATGGTAAACGTCCCCCGCAGCCCCCAGTCGGGAAGATTTGCGGTCACGATGCCGCCGGATTTTAAGGCGAGGTCGCCCAGAACCGTTATATCGGCGGTAAAGGTCTTGCTCGTCAGCGCGGCTTTCGCCTGCGCCGAGGCGCCGGAGATGGCTCCCTGCAAGCTCTGCACCTGCTGGAACTGGCCGTATTTGGCGCGGTCTGCGGCATTTTCTGCGCTCCCCGCCACCGCGCCGTTGGACTTCACCACCAGGCACCGATTGACGATGCTGCCAATGTCGCTGCGGCACACGATGTCCAGCACGTTTTCGGCTTTCAGCGTCGCCGCCGTTCCCACGGTCTTGGCGATGGCCAACTTCGTGCCGTCCATGGTAATCTCCCGGTCATCGCCCACCGCCCGGCGCAGAATGGAAAACGCGGAGTCTCCTGCCAGCGCCGTGATGACCTGATAGCCGCTCTTTGCGTCCACGGAGGCAATCGCGATGCCCAGCCGGGACGCCACCTGCGCGGCGATCTGCGCGCCGGTTCCGGCAAACACGCCGGAAAGCTCGTTGCGAGTCAGATAGATGCCACGGTCGCAGGCAGTGACGGTAAAGGTTTCCGGCGTGCGCTCCAAGGTCTGAACGGAGCCGAGAAACACGCGCTTGCCCTTGTCGTCCAGCAGCTGCACCGCGTCGCCGGTGGCGATGGTCAGCGTTTGGAAGTACGTGTCCGCCGTGGCGCGCCAGAACATGGCGGTCAGCGTGGCGGCGGCCTCCGTGCGGGCTTTTTGCAGCGTGATGACGCTGGCGATGTGCCCCACGGCGGTGCCTCGAATCGTCAAAATCATACCGTCAGCACCGTCCCAATCTGCAAGGAGTGGGGGTTGGAGATGCCGTTTTTGGCGGCAAGCGTCCCCCACTTCGTGCCGTCTCCGTAAAGGCGGCAGGCGATGCCCCACAGGGTGTCGCCGCGCTTGACGGTGTAGGTTTTGGGCGCGGTGCGCTCATCGGTGCGGGCGGTGGTGGTTTTGGTTGCCGTGCTTGCGCCGCCCCCTGCCAGCGTGGATTTGAATTTGTACTCCCGGAGCGTCACGGAAATACCCACGTCCGCGTCACCCTCGCGCAGCGTCTCGGATACGTCCTCGATGAGAAACGCGTCGTTGATGTCGCTATCCGAAACGATCAGGCGCACGGGGTCGCCGGAGTCCTGCCACGACCGCAGCCGGGTCAAAACCGTCTGGGGCGACGTGCCGGTAAAAAACGGCGAATTCTCGTCCGGGAGAAACGTGGTCAGCCGAACCTCCCGCAGTCCCCTGCCGCCCCAAATGTTGGCGCTGCCGCCCATGGCAAGGGTGCAGACGCGGTTGGTGTTGGGGCGCGTCACCGTAATTTCGGCAGGATTCACTGTAAAGTAGATGCGCTCCACGCCGTTGTTGTGCCAAAGCAAAACCGTTCTTGTGTTCATGGAAAACCTCCTATCGGACGCGCTTGGCTCTGCGCAGACCCTCCAGCAGCTCCCGGAGGGCAAAATCCGCGAATTCCGACTTCATTTCGTGCAGAGCCTCCCGGCTGTTTTCGTCAGATTCCGACTTCATTTCGTGCAACATATTGGGCATTTCCGACTTACTTTCGTGCAGCGTATCCGGCATTTCCGACTTACTTTCGTGCAGCGTATCCGGCATTTCCGACTTGGTTTCGTGCACACCGTCCCCGAATTCCGACATGATATCGTGCAGCAGTTTTGCCTCTCCGGCGCTCAAATCCGACTTGATTTCGTGCACCTCGCCTCTGTCGGAGGCATTCGCTTTTGTTTTCAAGTCGTTCTCGCGCCCAAAATCTTTGCCGTCAGAGGATACTCCGGCGGCTGATTTTGTTTTTGTCCGGGATTGGTCGTTTCCTACATTTTGTGATGCCGGTTTCCGGGCAAATACCACGGTTTGTGGATTTTTGTCCGATTTTTGGCCTTTTTGGACCTGCCGGACACCCGGGCGGTTTTCGGCAAAAAACTCACGTGAGTCTTGTCCACGCAATCTGGGTGATGGAACTCCGTTTTCCGCATGCACGGTTTCAGGTCGGATTTCACGAACCGCTTCCTTGCGGGACTGCACGGCGGGACGTCGGATTTCCTCGCTGTTCGGGGCGTTTTTGTCCTGCACGGTTTTGTGTCGGACTTTGCTGGACTGGTTCCCGGAATCCTGCACGGATTCGGGTCGGACTTTTTTTTTGCTCTCCGGGTCGGTACTGCCGGAACCATTTTGGGCATTTTGTTTCTTAAGTGGTTGTATTGTACCAGGATCGCATTGGGCATCCTGTTTGGCTTGTGCGCGCTCAATGTCCGAATCCGCGCCGGACAGCTTTCGCACGGCGTCCGCGCCGGCTTTGGCCTCGTCGTCGGACACGAACTGCATGATTTCGTCCGGCGTAAACAGCTTGCCCTCGGCGCGCAGCGCCTCACCGGCCAGCTGCAAGTCCCGGGAGGCGGCGTACAGCACGGCCCGGTCGCCGTCGCCGCTGTGGGAAAGCGCGGCGCATTCCCGGGCGGTCAGACCCTGGGCACGAATCGTGCCCAGAGCCCCGCAGGCCACACTGACGGACTGATTTGCCCCCTGAATCCGGGCGCGCAGAACGTCCGTCAGGGCCATTACTCATTCACCTCAATGCGCTCCAGACACTGGAGGTCGCTGGGGCGGAAGGTAAACGGCAGCTTCTGCTGGTTGACCGCGCCCATTTTGTAGCCAATGAACGGCAGCTCGGTAAAGGCCACGTTGCCGATGGAATAGCGCTCCTCGCCGCCGTCCTGGGCGTCGGGGTCTTTCAGCGCGGTGGTGATGGTGCAGCGCTTGTCAACGCCGCGCTTCGCCTGCTCCAAAACCTCGTAAAAGCGGGTGTAGACCTGCTTGACGGTCATGGTGCCGGAGCCGGAATAGCCGGTAATTTTGCTGTCCACGTCCATGCCCAGCTGGACATTTTCCCGCTGGAGCTTGACGGTCAGCGTCAGCTCGGACAACTCCGCGATGCGTGCGCCGTCCACCCAAACCTCGGCAAAAGAGCCGGACAGGGTGCGGTTTGCCTGTAATTCAGCCATAAATTTTCCTCCTTTTCAGCCGTTACATTGCGATCTTCAGCGACAGATCCTCCATGGCGTCGCAGAAGGTCAGATTTGCCTCCAGAAAGACCTCGCTGCCGGTGTTTGCGCGGAGGATGGCGGTGTCCTTCATATCGGAGGTGTCGGTGCCGCGGCTTTCCAGCCAGTTTTTCTGCCCGGCGAGAGACACGCTGCACAGGTTTTCGGCGGTTTTGTCCAGCACGTCGCCCTCCAGACTCTTGAGATAGGCGTTGACGGCGGTGACCAGCAGCAGCTTGTTGTCGTAGTCGTTGAGCACCTTGCCGATGTAGCCGCTTTCAAAGGCGGCGGCGATGTCCGTGCGGATGAGATCGACGCCCTCCACGATCTTGATTTTCTGGAACGGTGCGCCGTGATCGGTGGTCAGGGTCGTCAGCGAGTTGACGGCGCGGCCGAGGCGATAGCCGTCGGAGCCCTGCGCCACAATGAGTTTGCCGTTGTCCACGGCATCGTCGGGATCGGCAACTGCGTCGCAGGAGACGATCTCCGCGAGATTTGCGTAGGTGGCGGAGCGGGTCAGCGGCAGCGCCGCCAGCAGTCCCGCAATGCGCACCGCGTAGTCGGTGGCAGTGACGGTGCCGTCGGTGAGCACCAGATTGTCGGCGCAGAAGTTCACGATGCCCTCGCAGTCGGGAGCGGTGGCGTTTGCCACCACGGCCTTGACGCCGCAGCCTGCGGCGCGCTGGGTCTTGATGAAGCTGACCACCTCGGTTGCGGTCAGCGCCGGAGCCGCCAGCCAGTCGAAGTGCAGGGTCTTGAGCGCCGCGAAGTCATCTGCGGAGTCCTCGCTTGCCCGCAGCACCACGACCTTGCTGGGTGCGGCCAGAAAGGCCAGCTGCAAAAGCCGCACATTGGCGGCGGTAAATTTGCTCTTGTCCACGTCGGCAAGGCTGCGGTAAGTGGCGACCGCCTCACCGCCGACGGTTGCGTCGGTCAGCACCAGCGCCAGCACGCCCCGTGCGGAGCGTGCGATGGCGGACACTGCCGCCGTCTGAAACGAGATAAAGATTTCAGGCATTCCCATTTGATAGGCCTCCTTATAAATTCAGGTTGATTGTTTCCATGACCTCCGCGTCCCCTGTCCCGGTCTGGGGCAGCAGCGTGCAGAGCGTCACGGTAAACGTGAGGGCGTCGCCCTCGGTTTTCACGTCCAGCGGGTGCAGCACCCGCCCCTCCATGGGGATTCCGGCAAGGATGGCGGCAGATAGCCGGGTCAAAAGGGCGGTCTTGCCCTCCCGTTCCCGGTCGGATACCGCCCGGACGGTGACGGCGTAGCTGCGCTCGGCCTGCCGTCCGCCGTCCACCAGGACGCTGCCGGTTTCCCGGACGGTCACGGTAAGCACCGGATAGCCTGCTGCCTTGGATTTTTCCTCCGCGGCGCGGATGCCGGTGCATTTTTCCAAATACTGCGCCACGGCAGCTTGCATGATTTTCAAAAAATACCTCCTTTGGGGCCTAAAGGGTCATCAATGTCTTGTGCCGCAAGGCTTTCAAGCGTCAAGCTGCTTTCCAGCCGTTATTTTTGCAGAAAACGACCATTTGATCGTTTTTTTGTCCTGATATCGGCTCCATTCCGGTTTGCGCCCGCAATCCCTTGCAAACAGGGACTTTTTGTGCAACCCCCATCTTCTCTGGTGTTGTCCGAGACAATCCGCGCTGATGCGTGGAGAACTCCAACCCCCATTCTTTTTCGTCTTTCCGAAAAAGAATTCGCCTTGCATGGTGGAAGAAAAAGCCGCTGACGGCACACCCCACGGCAAGGCCTTGCTGCGGGGACCTCGTGCCGGGGGAACGCGCGGAGAAGCCAAGAAGTGATCCGGCACCTCCCCGCGTCTTGCGCCAGCGCCACCGATTCGTGGTGCAGACCTGAAAGGCTTCAGCTCCTTGCCCCGCGCGTTACGCGCTGCCCGGGCGTTTGAGGGTAAGCGCCAGCGAGTTAGGAGCAGAGGCAATGCAGGGTTCTGCCCCCAGCTTCCGCAACTGAGCATGACCGCGTCTACTGGATGTACCAAAGGTTTGCCGCAGACCAACTCTAAGCGGTTTTCTTCTCCACCGTCCGAGGCGCATCTTCTTTGCCCAAGAGCAAAGAAGATGGGGGTCGGAGTTCTCTCCGTGCATCAGCGCGGATTCCCCTGCCGCAACACGGCACGTTTTCAGCGGTGAACCACCGTTTTACAAAAAACTCACGTGAGTCTCGTCCGAGCAAGCTGCGTATCACTCGAAAACGGCTTTGCCGTTTCCTCGCTTACTTCGCTGCTCGTCCTCTTCCCCAAAAGACCCGCTGCGCTGGGCTCTTTCGGGGACCCCAATCGGGGCTTACGCCCCGGTGTGAACCTCCCTCACCTCCACCACGGTGATGGTGTGGCTGGGATAGCAAAAGCTGTCGGACGCTGTCGCCGCAATGGTTTGCGCCCCCCGGACGATTGCCAGCCGGTCGCCGATTTGGAACGCGACGCCCGGCTCGGTGAACAGCGTCAGGCGGTAGGCCGCCTCGGGCACAGCCCCCTCCGCGTCTGGAGGGGTGGGGGAGGCCACCTGCGCCGAGCGGGAGAGGGCGCCGCGCACGTTTTCGCACACCGTTTTCTCCGTCCCGTCCGGCAGAGGCCGGAACGCGGACACCTTGTCGTCGTAGGTGCGCGCCAGTTGATAGGCCATCATGACGTCTGCGTTCATGCGTCCTCCTTGACCGTTCCCAGTCTGCGCCACGGGGAGAGCAGGGCGGAGACGTCCTCCGCGCCGGACGCTGTAAAGGTCAGGGAGGTGTCGCCTCGCTTGAGGGCCTTCACGTTGCCGCCGGAGACGATGGCGGCGGCAAGCGCCGCCACGGCCTGTTCCATATCGGGCGGGATGTCGGAGCGGTTGCACGCGGCGCAGGCGCGCTCGCCTGCCATGGTCACGATGGCGTCGCCGTCATCGCCAAACGCCTGCCCTGCAAGGAGTTCCGCTTTCGTCCGAATGGAGAAAACCTGCTCCGCCGTCATCAGGGATTCACCACCGCGCCGATGGAGGCCATGCGCTTGGAGGGCACAAACAGGTCGTAGAGATAGCGCGCCTGAATGGCGGTGCCGTCAAAGAGCTGGTTTTCCTGGGGTGCGAACTGTTTGATGGAGTCCAGCTTGGAAACGGCCAGCGGCGTGTCGGTGTGGACGATCAGGGCGGCAATGTCCTTGGCGTCGGTGCCGGCCTCAATGCCGCCGTCGTCGTCGGAGCCGTCATTGACAGCAATCACGGTTTTCATGCGGCTCTGGGGCACGAAAATGCAGGGCGTGTCGTCCAGCATCATCACGTTGTCGTAGGTCACGCCGTTGATGGAAACGGATGCGCCGAAGGCAATGTCGTGGTAGGTGCCGGTGGCAGCCTCCAGAAATGCCGTCTTGTTCTTGTGGGAGATCAGGGCAACGTAGCCGGTCATCTCCTCCGCATCGTCGCGGACGGTCTGAATCAGGCTGGTGACGGTGGAAATGGCGTTGGTCTTGCTCAGCGTGGCGGAGACAACGTGGGTGGTCTTGTAGGTCGTGTCTGCGGCGATCAACTCGTAGAGCTTGTGGATGCGGTAGGTGTCCTGCTCGCGGACCAGCGCGGTGCGGGCGAACTCGCGGATGACGTTTTCAGCGGTGGCGATGAAGCCGGTGTCGCTGGGATCGGCGCGGTCAAGGGCGAACTTGACGCCGCGATCCATGGACATGGTGTAGGCCTTCCATGCGTTGCTCACCGTGCCGGTGGGATAGGCGGAGCCGTCGGCCTTGCCGGACTGATAGGTGCCAAGACCAGAGGTCGATAGCGTGGAGATCTCCACCTCCTTGCCGCCGTCGAAGCGGACCTTGCCGGGTTCGGGAATCATCCATGCCGTGGCCGAGGATGCGCACAGCGCCTCGTCGATGAACTGCTGATAGGCCTTTGCGTAATCAAATGCCATGAAAATACCTCCTGTAATCGAATTTAGCCGGGTTTTGGCGAAAAAACGGGGTTTCGCTCCCGGCGTTGACTTAAAGCTACTGCAAAAAAAAGGAACCGCCTTGTGAAGCGGTTCTGCAAAACAGGGCAATTTGCTGTTCCCTTTGACGCTTTTTTGTAAGCCGTTTCGCACACCCGCTGATCGGCTGTGCCTTCTTCCTGCGGCGGAGTTTTTCCGCTGTGGGAAAATTTTTTTAAAAAACTCTTTCATTTTTTGCACGTTTTCGTGCAAAAAAACGCGATTTGAGACTACTTATAGAGGGTTCTTTTTTGAGCGGCGCCGGTTTGTCCTTTTTCCGGTGCTGCTCCCCTCTCTTTGTTCCTTTTCGCAGACGGAGTTCATCGCGGAAGCGCTTCCCTATTTCCCCTCTCCCCTTTGCAGTACGGTGTGAGGAAGAAAGGAGCTGAAAAATTGATGGAACTTCAAGAAATCACTTCGCTTGTTTTTGGATTGGTGGCGGCGAGTCTGGGCTTTTTCATCCGCCGGCTGATTCATGAGCTGGACGCCCTGCGCCGGGACTTTGAAAAGAGCCGGGCGGAACGGGAACGCGAGTCCGCCCGGGTGCGGGACACCTATGTCAAATATGAGGATTTTGTGCGCCTGCAAAACTCCATTGACGCGAAATTGAGCCAGATCTACGAGCTGCTGGCGGGAGGCAAGCGATGAGAGATACCCCCCAGCAAGCCGAGCAGTCCCCCGTCATCCCCGTAACTCCCTTTCAGCGTTCTTCGACCGACCCCTCGTTCTTTGGCCGCTACTACCTGCCCCACTACTGCACCCGCGCCTCTCCCCCCTTTCACAAGGAGCTGGATCGGCTCTGGCGCCGCCGGGTGATGAAGCGGCTCAATCCCCTGTCGGACGGGGAAAAGCTGCTGGGTGCCAAGGGAAAGCGCTCTGCGGTGGCTGCACCGCGCGGGCACGCGAAATCCACGGTAATGAGCCTCAAAAACGTGCTCCACGCGGCGCTTTACGGCTACAAAAAGTACATTCTCCTCATCTCGGACACGGAATCCCAGGCGGTGACGTTTCTGGACGCCATCAAAAACGAACTGGAGACAAACCCGCGCATTCTGTCCGACTTCGGGGAGCAGGCGGGCAAAACGTGGAAGTCCGGCTCCATCGTCCTTGCCAACGGCTGCCGCATCGACGCGGTGGGCAGCGGCCAAAAGGTCCGCGGCCGCCGGAATTACGAGCGCCGCCCCGACCTGATCCTCTGCGACGACATTGAAAATGACGAGGGTGTGCGCACGGCGGAGCAGCGGCAGAAAACCGCGGACTGGTTCTGGAAAGCGGTGTGCAAGTCCGGCGACAGCTACACGGACATTGTGGTCATCGGCACCATCCTGCACCACGATTCCCTGCTTGCAAACCTCCTGGAAAACCCCGGCTTTTACGCCCTCAAGTACCGCGCGGTGCTCTCCGACTCGCCCTCTCCCCTGTGGGAAGTCTGGCAGCGGCTGTTCACGGATTTGTCCGACCCGAAGCGGGAAAAGACGGCGGAATCGTTCTTTACGCGCCACAAAGCCGCCATGCTGGAGGGCGCGAAAGTCCTGTGGCCCCAGAAGCTCGGCTATTACGACCTGCAGGTTATGCGGCTCACCGAGGGCGAGAGCGCCTTCAACTCCGAGATGCAAAACCAGCCCATCAACCCGGCAGACTGCCTGTTTCAGCCCGACTGGTTCCGCTTCTTCAACCCCTGCGACATGGACTTTTCCTCGCCCCGCTTCCAATTTTACGGCTACTGCGACCCGTCCCTGGGCCGCAGCGAGCAAAGCGACTTCTCCGCCATCGTCACCCTTGCCGTGGACGACGACACGGGCATTGCCTATCTCTACGACGCGGATATTGCCCGCCGCCACCCGGACAAAATTATTTCGGACATTTTGGACAAATCTCGCCTGCTCACCCGGGAAACCGGACACCGCTACACGCTGTTCGGCGCGGAAACCAACCAGTTCCAGTGGTTTTTGAAGGAGCAGTTGGCCCGGGAGTCCGCCCGTCAAGGCGTGTACCTCCCGGTGGTAGGCGTGCGCTCCACGGAGGACAAGACCATGCGGGTAGAGTCGCTGCAGCCGGACGTGAAAAACGGTTACATCCTGTTCCAGAAAAACCAGACGCTGCTGCTCCAGCAGCTCTCCCAGTTCCCCCTCGGCGCTCACGACGATGGCCCCGATGCGCTGGAGGGTGCCCGGACGCTCTTTCGCAAGCAGGGGCGAAGTGGGAATTTGCAGGGGCTACACCTGTGATGTACTCTGCGGGGTTCCCGCGGGAATCCGCGCTGATGTGCGGAGAACTGCAACCCCCATTCTTTTTCGTCTTGCCGAAAAAGAATGCGCCTTGCAAGGTGGAAGAAAAAGGCGCTGATGACACACCCCACGGCAAAGCCTTGCCGCGGGGACCTCGTGTCAGGGGAACGCGCGGAGAGGGTTTGAAGGAATCCGAGCCAATTCCCGCGTCTTGCGCCAGCGGCACCGATTCGTGGTGCAAACCCGAAAGGCCTTTTCCTCTTGCCCCGCGCGTTACGCGCTACCCGGGCGGTAAATGTAAGCGCAAGCGATGTAGAAGCAGAGGCAATGCAGGTTTCTGCCCCAGACTGACGTGAGAGAGCAGGAATGCGTCTACTGGATGCACCAGAGGCTTGCAGAAGATCAACTCTAAGCGCGTTTCTCTTACACCGTGCGGAGCGCGTTCTCTTTTCGCAATCGAAAAGAGAATGGGGGCCGCAACTCTGTCGGCAGCAGCCGACATTCTCCCGCGCATCAGCGCGGATTCCCGCGGCAAGGCCGCATTTCACGACAATCTCGGACAAGACTCACGTGAGTTTTTTTACCCAAAATAGAAAGGAGCTTCCCTATGCATCATCTTCTCAATGTCAATCCCGATCTTGCCATCACCCCCGACGACGTGCCGGAGGAGTACCGCGACATCGTGGACGTCATCGGCCTCGAGGCCTTCATGCAGCTGACGCTGCTGTGCGGCGGGCAAAACCTGTACATCCCCAAGCGGGAGTCGCTGGAGCGGGACGGGCGCAACCGGGAGATCAAAGCCCGCTTTAACGGCGGCAACTACCGGGATCTGGCGATTCTCTTCCGCCTTTCGGAGCGGCAGGTGCGCAAAATCATCAACGGCGAGCACAACTGACGGCGCCGCCTTTTCGCCAAAAAAACCGAGAAATCACGTTTTTTCTTGAACATTTCCTCTCCGAGGTGTTATAATAACAGACAAATTAGATGTTACTGTGCGGGCTGCCGCCTGCCCTTGCACAAGGAGGTTTTTCCCATGCCGAACGATTCCGGCTCCCCGGAGGAGCTGCGCAAGACTCCCCTGCGCTTTTTACAGTCCGACCAGTTCGTGGAGATGCTGCAAACCTACGGAAATCTCAAGCCGCTGGAGGGCAAACCCAAAAAGACGTTTGCCGCAGCACTTGCCAAATACGATTTTGAGCAGATCTACCCCCTGATGGATCTGTTTCTGGAGACGCATGTCCTTGCAACGGCGGAATCCCGGGCAAAAGCCGTGGCCGAGGCCGCGCCGGAGACGGTGAAATTCGCCGCCACCCTGCTGGAAATCTTCGAGACCACGGTGGCGGATCGCACCCTCTCCCAGTACGACATTTTGGGCAACAGCCCGGCGACGTACTTCATCTGCGGCGTGTGGGCAAACATGAAGCGCGGGCGGGAGTTCCACCCCGCATCCAACGGCATCACCGTCACCTATTCCGAGCCGGACGCCTACGGCAACCAGAACATCTCCTACCGCAACAAGGACTACGAGATGACGCTGATGTTCGAGGCCGTGTCCGAGTACACGAAAAAGCTTAGCTGGACGGCGCACCGCCTGCTGGTCTACACCCTGATGCAGGGCAACGTCCAGAACTGGCGGAACAACTGCGCCACGTTTACGGTCAGCGATTACATGACCTGGGCGGGCTTAAAAAGCCGGGACGCCACGTACCGCCAGCTCAAGGGCGACGTGCAGAGCATCACCGGCGTAAAGCTCACCGCCGAATCCTATAAGAAGTACTTCGAGTCCTTCTACACCACCCACCTTGCCACCGAGGCGCAGATCAAGAAGTACACCGGCGAGGTGCGCATCACCTTTGCCGAGAACGTCCGCCACTTTTTGACCCAGTACTACCAGCTGATTCCCGACTGGATGGGGCATTTGAGCGAAAACGCCTACCGCATGGCATTCTACCTCTTCTACCGCGCCCGGAAGGACCCGAGAGCCGTGTCCGGAGCGTTCCACGTCGGCATTGAGGACATCGTGGAGTACATCGGCCTGCCCACCAAGGCGGAGGTCAAGAACCGCAACTATGACGAGGCCATCATGAAGCCGTTTAACAAGGCCGTGGAGGAGATTGAGAGCATCTCCGGGGGCTCGTTCACCATGGACTTTGACTATGACAACATCAACACGTTCCTCTCCGGCCAGATGACCGTGGGCGTGGACGCCGCCATGACGGACTACATCGAAAAGCTGGACAAGGCCCGCACTGCCAAGCGGCTGGAGAGCGGCAAGAAGAAACCCCGGAAAAAGGCGAAAAAAGAGGGCGACGAATCCGCCGCCCAGTGACCGAAAGCAGCCCGTTTCCCCTGCGGGACGGGCTGTTCCGGCGTCTTTTATCTGCACGATTCCATGTCTGAATTCCCTGTTTTGCTTCCCTGTTTCAAGGCTGCTCGGTGGAATGTCTCCACGGGCTTTTCCACATTTACAGGGCCGCAACCCCCGGAAATTCCCAATTTACCAAGAAAGCTGGCATGAAACCGGGCGCCTGTCTGAAACTTTGTCCACACCGTGGAAAAGGCGTCCCCTGCCGACCTTGAAACGCTGTCCGATTCCGACCTCAAGCCGTGCAGTGGCGCACCCTTTCCCGTGCAGTTCCGACCTCGCTTCGTGTTTGAACGACTTCGGAACGTGCAAAGCCCCACTTCCGCTCCCTGTTATTTTTCCCGGTTTTTGCAACTTTTATTCCCACATCTAACCAGAATTTTTCCCCTTTTTTCCTCTTTTTCCAACAAACTTTTTTTCTGCCTTTCCCCCCGAAATTCCCCTTATAGATATCTTAAGATATTTTAGACGTTCGGCATCCTTCGCCTGCCGGGACGTCTTTTGCTATAATTAGACAAAATACACCGCACGAAAAGGGAAGTGACCCCATGACTGACACCTTTGACGCCCTGCGTCCTCATATCCTCGACTACCTCTATGACCGGAAGATCGACCCCGCCCGGCGCTTTCGCTGCCTGAACCCGGAGCACTGCGATCGCAACCCCTCCATGGGCTACGATCCCAACCGCATGAAGGTACACTGCTTCGCCTGCGGCGCAGACTACGACCTCTTTGACCTGCTGACCATCGACGAGCACCTCACCTCACCGGGGGAGGCACTGAAACTTGCACAGGCAAAATACGGCGCACCGCTGCCGCTGAAAACGCAACCCACCGCCGCAAAGACGGCGATACCGCCAAAATCAACGGGCTGTGCGCTGTTTCGCCCATCGGCGGAATATATAGCCAATTGCTATCAAAACCGAAACGAAACCGATTACTTCGCCCAGCGCGGTCTGTCTCCCGCCACCATGGAGCGTTTTCAGCTGGGCTATGATGCTAAGGCCGACTGCGCGGTGCTGCCCTGTGAGGGCGGGCACGTGGTGCGCCGGAGCGTCACGGAGAAGAAATACCTCAACGAAAAGGGACAGCCCTCGCCGCTGTTCCAGCCGGAGCTGCTGGAGAGCGGAGAGCCTTGCTTTCTTCTGGAGGGCACGTTTGACGCACTGTCTGCGGAAGAACTGGGCTACCGAGCCGCTGCACTGAACGGCGCCGGAAATCGGGAGAAGCTCGCCCAGCGGCTGCGGGACCTCAAAAAGCCCGCCCCGGTCTTTGTCATCACGGACAATGACGCGGCAGGCGAGGGCTGGGCGGCAGCGCTTTGCGCCGAATTCCCGTGGGTCTGGCGCTGCGATGCCGTGCCGGAGGGGAAGGACTTAAACGAATTTCTCACCGCCGACCGGACCAAGTGCGCCGGGTGGCTGAAAACGCAGTTTGACGCCGGTATGGCGCACCGTCCGCCTCCGTATTCTTCGACCTCCGCCGCCGGACGTATGGACGCCCTCGCCGCCCACATCGCGGAAATGGCGGTGCGTCCGGAGCTGTCCACGGGCTTTCCCGCGGTTGACAAGGCACTGGACGGCGGGCTTTTTGATGGGCTTTACGTCCTCGGCGCGGTGTCGTCTCTCGGCAAGACGTCGTTTTGTATGCAGATGGCCGATCAGCTGGCGCAGCAGGGGAGAGACGTGCTGATTTTCACGTTGGAAATGGACGCGTTCGAGCTGATGGCGCGTTCCATCTCCCGGGAATCGTTTCTGGCGGACACCTCGGCTCGGCGACAGATGGCCAAGACCGTCCGCGGCGTGCTGGACGGGCGGCGGTACGTGCGCTACACGATTGCCGAGCGCGCCCATCTGGACGATGCCAAGCAGACATACGCTGGTTACGCGGGGCATCTTTACTTCCGGGAAGGCGACCACGAGACGGGACTGGACACCATTCAGCGGGAGATTGAGCGCCACATCGCGGAAACCGGCGTGCGCCCGGTGGTGCTGATCGACTACTTGCAGATCATCGCCCCGGTGGACGTCCATTTCACCGACAAGCAGAACCTCGACCGCATCGTGTGCTCCCTGAAAAAGCTGTCGCGCCAGTACAAGCTGACGATTTTCACCATCTCGTCGTTCAACCGGGAGAACTACAATCTGGAGGTCTCCATGGCGGCATTTAAGGAGTCCGGCGGCATTGACTACTCCGCCGATGTGTTACTGGGCTTGCAGGCGCGAAATGCCGGTTCCCGCAGCTTCAACATCGACGAGGAAAAGCGGAAAGACCCCCGGGAGCTGGAGCTGAAGATCCTGAAAAACCGCTCGGCAGCACTGGGGGAGCCGGTGCCTCTGCGGTATTACCCCGCGTTCAGCTGTTTCGAGGAGGGGTAAAAACATACAAGCAAAACAGAAGGTCGGACAAGACTCATGTGAGTCCTGTCCGACCTCTTTACATTGTATCGCTGTCCTGTCCGGGCTTTGCTTGGTTTCGTTTGGGAAGGGTTTGCTGTGCGGATCAGGCGGTTGCTGATGGAGGCGCAAGCAAGGCAGCCTTGTTCATGTATTTACTCTGCCACTCGCTGGCTCTGGTATAAAGGAAGGTGCTGTCAGAGGTGGACAAATCCCCCGCGAGATTCAGTTTGCCGTCCAGTGTGCCGTTGATGATGCCGGTCTTTACCAGCGCGGCGATGGGCGCCTTCTGCGCTGCGGGAACGGTGTCGGCATCCTTAAACCGGGCAAGCACGGAGGTGTCCACGGTTTCGTCTGTGGCGGCGGCTAAGACGGTGCCGCCGACTTTCTGGGCGACGTCTGTAGCGCTTGGCCCTGCCACAAACGCGGTGCCGTCTCCGCCGACAAGGAGCTGCGTCCCGTCCTCCATCGCACCGGCCAGGGAATAGGTCTGCACACTGGCGGAGGAGGACGCCATCATGGTCAGAACCGTGATGGAATTGCTGGTGTCCCATTTGGCGCCGGAGGCGCCAGGAGTTTGTTGGATGTCAGATATATCGATGTTGAATTGCAAGCCGCTGATTTGGTCGCTGTTGTCGCCGTTGCCGGAAAGTGAGATGAAGCTGAGGTTTTGAAGGTCGGCGAGGGGTGTCCCGGCGTTGTCCGTGTTGCCGGTGGCGTTGCGTTCGCCGGAATCCTCCGCCGTGCTGGATTCCACGATGTAAAACTCCTCGCTGTTGTTGCTCGTATACTTCTGCGTTGTGACAGTCCCGGAACCGGTGATTCCCTGTGCTGCCAGTGCATCCACGGACGCCTGATCCACGGTCGCCGTCGTGCCTTCAAGGTGCAGGTTTTTTGCTTCTGCGTCAAACAAAACAAGCCGTGTGGGGGTGTTGATCGTCATGGCGCCCATTTTTTCATTCACGGAGAATGCGCTCGCCAGTGTCAGTGCGTCGGCAGCGGTTATCATGCCATAGTCCCGGTCGGGAGTGCCGTCTGCCGCGGTTGCAATCCCCAGAGACTTCGCTCTCTCCATCACCATATCAGGGGTGAGCATCAGACCGGCTGCGCCGTAGAGCATCTGCCCCAGACCCATGGTGGTGAGGTTCGGGTTCGTTGGAAGTGCGAGGATGCCCGGTAACGTCACGGTGACCGTGGTGTTCTTGGAGATGTCCACGTTTTTTTCCAGAGTGGGTTTTTCCGGCGTCACAATACCGAATTCGTTCTTGCCATTGGACCCGATGATGACAGTGCCCGAATAGGTCGGTGTGGCGGACAGCGTGACCTGTTTCGTTGTCACGGAAATCGTCACGGATTCTCCGTCCTTCGTCAGAAACGTGTGTCCGCCGTCGGAACTGGAGCCGGAGCTGAATACGTCCAGTTTACCGCTGCCGACAAGGTTCACCGTCACCTGATAGGCGGGGTCGCTGTCGCTGGGTGCGGCGGTGGCGGCAGAGCCGAGGGTGACGGTGGAGCAGGCAGTCCTATCATCGGCTTGAACAATTTCTGAAAAAGAATCGTGTGGGTAATATTTTACATGGGCCCCGGTGGGGGAGAGAATGGACAGGCAGCCCAAGTCCATCGTGCCAATCGCAATAATCGCAGGAATCACGTCACCTCCTGTGGCGGTGAGGGTTCCGGTGCCGGCAAACGTCAGATTGCCACGGCAGCAGATGCCCGAAGCGACCTCTTCTTCTGCGCAGGAAACCGTGTTGCTGCCGTTCGCAACAACGGTCGCGCCATCGGGCAACATGATCGCCGATAAATACTCGGACGGTGCGCTGATCGCGGCGTTGTTGAGGGTCAGGGTTCTTGTGGTATGCTCCCAGACCCAGCCGTCGCCGGGAGTTGATGCATCTGTTGAGATCGGTGTTCCGCCGACCTGGTAAGGTGGTTCCTCCGCCGATGTGCCTACGGTCAGCGCCGCCGTGAGGGAGGCCAGCATGGCCAGCGCCATGAGAAGACTCAATAGCTTTTTCAAGGGATGTTTCATGTGAAATTCCTCCTTGTCTGAATTGCGCGGGGGTTCCTTTCTCTCATCATAAGCGGCTGCCGGGTGAAAAGTAAGGGAAAAAGCGGCAGATTCCCGCATTTTATGGGCGTTTATCCGGACTGCAAGCAAACGGAGCCGCGCCTTTATGCGGAAGGGTTTCGTCCGACAGCGGGCAAGCGGCAGACGCACAAAACCCGGACAGAACCACATGGGCTCTGTCCGGGCGTTGCTTTCCTCTGTATGGTTGCGGTTGGGGTTCCGATTGGGCGTTAATCACGAAAGAGCGTGCCGCCGGCTAGCTGTGTTTCTCTTACGACCACGGTTCGGACTGCGTTGGCTGTCAACTCCCCGGGGAGATTCAGTTTGCCGTCCAGGGTGCCGTTGATGATTCCCGCCGTTACCAATGCGGCGATGGTTGCCTTCTGCGCTTCGGGAACAGCAGCGGCATCCGTGAACCGGTCGAGTACGGCGGTATCTACGGTTTCATTTGTGGCGGCGGCTAAGACGGTGCCGCCCCCCGCACTGGCAATCTCTGCGGCGCTGGCACCGACCACAAGCGCGCTGCCTTCTGAGGTGAGCAAGAGTTGTGTCCCGTCCTCCGCTGCTCCCCAGAGCGTGAATTTCTTCGCGATGGCTGACGTAGTTCCTACGCTTTCTTCCTCACCAGAAACCGCCGAATCGGCCTTTACGGTGACCGTCAGAATGGTTTGATCGGACGCTTCTGCTGTGTTTTCGTTTTTGGTGAACGTGTTTCCACCAACAGTAATGAAGGTGCGGTGGTTGGCGAGGGCGAGGTCGATTTGGAAGCCTCCCGTACTGTCTTGGTCGATGCTCGCAAAAACAGTGTTGCCGGCGTTGATTAGGTGCATTCCGTTGGGGGCAGCGGTTCCGCCTGAGACGTTGCTCTCGTTGCTGGCGCCGTCTATGACGTATACCTCTTCGCCGGAGGCGTCCGTGCCCTTCTTCATGAAAACAATCTGGCCTGTATAGGTTGATCGCTTCAGGAGTTCTATGTCATTCTGATGCAAGGTGATCGTTTTTCCGTCAACGTTTATGGTTGCGTTCTTTGTGTCCAGTAGGCCGAGCCGCGTGGAGGTTGCCAGCGTGGTGACCCCGGTGGTTTGATCGACGGAGAAGATGCCTGCCAGTTTACACGCATCAGCTGTCACAGTAATGCCTTCCTCCCGCGTCAGGGCGGCGTCATCCCCCACGGGAACAGCATTTTTGAGGAATCTTTCCTTGATTTCGTCATCCGTGAGCAGCTGGCCGACTGCACCATAGATCATCTGACCCATGTCCAGCGGGGTCTGGTGATCGGAGAGACTCGACGGATCGGCGTGTTTCAGAATGGAGACAGCAACGGTGGTGTCCTGCCGGATGTCTACGTTTGCTTTCGTGATGCCGGTTTCTCTGTCCAGTGCCAGTGGGATTTGCTCTTTTTCACAGGAGACGGCCATGACCTCGCCGTCTGCCAACTTGGCGGACAGCGTGACCTGTTTCGTTGTCACGGGAATCGTGATGGAGGTACAGTCCTTATTCAGCTGCGTGTTGCCGCCGTTGGCGTTGGAGCCGGAGCTGAACACGTTCACGGCTTGGTTGCCGAGAAGCTTCACCGTCACTTGATAGGTGGGGTCGCTGTCGCCGCTGGGTGCGGCGGTTCCGATGGTAACGGAGGTACAGGGAGTTATGTCGTCGGCTTCCACCGTCATTGTAAACCCGTCATCCGGGTAATGTTTCACATGCACTCCGGTGGGGGAGGTGAAGGACAAACCGTTCAGGAGGATCTCGCCTTGTGCAGCAATCGCGTAGGTGTGGTCGGGTGCTGTGACGGTCAGGGTTCCGTTACCGGAGAACGTCAGATCACCCCAGCCCTGAATCCTCGAAGCAGTAACCGTGTTTCTCCCGTTCAGGACGATGGTTGCGCCTGCGGGTAGGCAAATTGCGGGGAGATCTGTATTTTCCAGCGCTGCATTGGTGAGTGTCAGGGTTTTTGTGGTATGATCCCAGCCCCAGCCGGTGCCGGAACGTGATTCCGTTATTGAAATCTCTGTTTCGCCGACAATCAGGGGGAAGGCTGCCGATGCCCCTACGGTCATGACCGCGGTCACCGAGGCCAGCATGGCCAGCGCCATCACAAGGCTCAACAGTTTTTTCAGGGGATGTTTCATGTGAAATTCCTCCTTATTTGAATTGTGCGGGGGTTCCTTTCTTTCATCATAATCGGCTGTCCCTGCAAAAGCAAGCAAAAAAGACGGCCGATTTCCCCAACATTTGTGTCATTTTGCGGGTTTTCGCAAAAAGATACAGAAAAATTCTAAAATTTTGAAAGAGAAAATTGAATTTGTACCCACTTGTGTAACCGGCGTATGGTATTCTCAACGTGTAAAGTAGAAAAAACAGGAGGTTGCTGCAGAATGCAGAAAACGCTTGGCAATGAGTTCCGCACCACAATGATTTGTGTGGATGCATTTGGCCCGGATCGATTCTCCGGGCGGATTTTTAACCCGTATCTGGACGGAGGCGAGGTGTTCACCTGCTTGATGCAGATGCTGCTGAAGATGGACACTCTGCTGGATCAGATGCGGTTTCCCCAGTCCTTCGCTGCCAGACGGGAATTTTCTCCCACGCAGCCCCAGCCGGTGGGCACGGAAAGTGCCGAGGGCGCAGCCGAGGGCAAGCTTGCAACCTTCGCCGTGCGGGTGATGTTCCGCCAGAACGCCAGCTGGCAGGGCAGTGTCCAATGGCTGGAGGGCGGCAGGGAAGAGAGCTTCCGCAGCGTGCTGGAGCTTTTATTCTTGATAAACAGCGCTCTGGATCCCCAAAAATGACACAGCGTCGTCACGATGTGACAAAAAACAGCGTTCAATATTATTTAGAATATAAAGGTTGGAAAGAGAAACAGGAAATACCTGAAACGGCAAACCGGGGGAAACGCCGGGACGCAAAGCTGGGGGCCTAAAGCGGAAACGCTACGGCAGTCCGGTTGCCACGGATTTCGGTCTCAACATGAAAGGAGAACGAAACATGGCAAACATTTTTGGCAAACACGAAGGAAAGAGCCGGTACACGTTCAAGCGCGCACTGTCCCTGTTCATGGCACTGGTCCTCTCTTTGGGTCTGGTGCAGGTCACGGCATTCGCCACGGACGAAAGTTCCCAGCAGATTAAGCAGCAGGGGACAACGTCCTATTATGATAAGGACGGCAAGGCAGCAACCGCCGACAATTATGCGGTGTCCACGACGAAAACCATTGCGGGCACAGCCAAGGAAAATGTGTTTGACATCACCCTGCAGGTGACCACAACGCAGGATCTTCAGAAGCTGACCATCTCTCCGGACGCAGCCGTGTGTCTGGTGATGGACGCCTCCGGCTCCATGGAGTGGAACGATTCCGGCAAGGACACGACGAATGCCGCAGAGATGCGCATTACCAAGGCGAAGGCCGCTGCCCAGAACTTCCTGACGAGCTATGTCAAGGATGCGGGTCAGGCCAAGCGCATGGTTTCCGTTGTGGAATTTGGTTCTGACGCCAAGACGGTGCTGAACTGGACCGAAGCCAACACGGGCAAGAACGATACCGTGAATACCACCGTCTCCGGTGCCGTGGGCAGTCTGGAGTCTCACTTTGCGCTGCCTGACGGACACACGCAGACTGTCCAGACGGATTTTATCAAGGAAAGCAAAGGCAGCGATTGGACGAAGATATCCCCCACGTATGGTCGTTCTTATTATCAGTGCAAAGTCTGTGGAATCACATCGTATGAAAAGTACAAACACAATCACTGCACGTATAAGGGTTGCACGGATCCGGATTGCTCAGAGGATGTCTTGTATTATCATACACATGACGTCCAGTCGGCGACCGATGTCGGCGGCACCAATATGGAAGGCGGCCTGATGCTGGCGCGCAATCTGGTTTCTTCCGGCCTTGCAAGCAACGGCGCCATCAACGGCATCAAGAGCGTCTATGTGATTCTCCTGACCGACGGTGTGCCCACGTACCATGTCGCAAATGCAAGTGCGGTTCAGAACGAGACGTCCTTCATCAGCGGTACGAAGGGCGGCGGTTACTTTAATACTCAGGAAGATGTAGCCAATATTCCCGCATTGGCTACAAGTATCAAGGATAATGCCACACTGTATTCTCTGACCTACGGCATGTCTGAGACAGCCTCGGGAAATCAGCTCAATTGGAGCAACAGCATTAGCATTTATCATGACTATGCCTCTACAACGTATCAGAACATCAATACCTGGCTGACGGGTACCGTTGGGGTGAATCATAACTTCCCCTCCGCCTCCGGCAGCGATATTTCTACGAACCTCGGCTCCATCAGCACCATTATCACCAAAACGGCACAGGCTTGGATTGTCACAGATCCCATGTCCAGTGCGGTGGAGTTTGATCAGACGTACGATTCCAATATTTCCACCACCAACGCGGATTATGTGAAATACTTCAATCCCAGCACGAAGACGCTGTCTTGGTGCCTGCGGAATGATACCGTCTCGGGCTCCGGCACGATTTCCAATCCCTTTACCTATTCTATGACGTATCGCGTGCGTCTTTTGACGGAAGCCGCTGGTTTTAAAGCCGGGCAGGAATACGCCACCAATGGCGCCACGAGCTTGAAGTTCCTCATGCTGGAAGATGGCGAGGATCTGAGGAACTTCACCGGCGAAGAGGTGGAGAAGCGCCTGAAAACAGCTCCTTTTACGATTCCGACCGTTGAGGGCGCTCTGGGCTCCCTGACCTTTACCAAGACCGATCTTTCCGGTTCGGCCATCACCAGCAAATCTTCTACGCAGTATGCAAAATTTACGCTGACGCCCACTTCCGAAACAGGCGGTCGTTCGATTACGACATCGGCAGATGCGAACGGCAACGTGACCTTTACCGACGTTCCCTCCGGCTTTGCGTATACGTTGAGCGAGGTTACGCCTCCCAGTGGTTATCAGGCAGCTGAGCAGACGCAGGCCATTCAGGTTTCCCACGGGAATTTGAGCGTGGGCTCTGGCGAGCTTCTGACAAAGAAAGACAGCGCCTATGTGTGCAAGAACACTGCCGAACAGACGTACACCGATCTGTCCATTTCCAAGAGCTGGGTTGCTCCTGCCGGCACGCAGCTGCCTGCGAGCATTACCGTGATGCTCCAGCAGGACGGTGCCGATTACGCGACGCTGACCCTCAGCTCCACCGGAGCAACGGCTGCTGCCGTTGATGGTGTGGCGCTGCCGGATGGTTTTGCGGTGAACAAGAATGTTGACACCAGCAGCGATTCCGTCTGGGGTTATACGATTAAGAAGGTGCCCAACAACAAGGACGGCTTGTTGAGCACGACCCATGAGTATACCTTGAAAGAACAGACCCCCGATGGCTGGACCTCCAAGGGCGATGGAACGCTGCATCTGACGAACATCACCACCGCTACCACCGATATCACGGTCGCGAAGCAGTGGGTGAGCAACATTTCCGCATGGCCCGAAAACGGCATTACGGTGGAACTGAAGCATGACGGCGAGAGCTACGCGCCCAAAAAGACGGTGACGCTCACAAGTCAGGCGTCCAGCGCCACGTTCGAGGATGTTCCTCTGACCTTCAACGGCGCATTGGTTAAGGACTTTTCTGTGGCAGAAGAAGCAAACGCTTCCATTTATCAGCAGGTTTCCGTGACCGGCAATGCCGCAGACGGCTTTGTCATCACCAACGCGGTGACGAATCAGCCGATCTCTGTTTCCGGCACCAAGTCCTGGAAAGATGATTCTGCCGAATCCAGCCGTCCCACTGAGATCTATGTGGGTCTGTTCGACGGAACGGGCGCTGACGCAAAACTGATTTCCGGCCCCGTGGCGGTAGCCGCAAACGACGGTTGGGCATATGCGTTCACAAAGGATAATCATAACGCAGACCTGACCAAGTATACCATCGAGGAGTCCGGCGAGGGCGAGAACAAGCAGATTTCCTCTGTCACGGTTAACACCTATGTGGTACGCGAGGTGTCTGGCAAGACCTCTGCGACTCCGCTCATGGAAAATGCCGTGGAAAATGGCTATAAGGTGCACTATTTGACGGGCAGCAATGATATTTCCAACGTCCGTACCGGCACCACCTCCGTTTCGGTTTCCAAGCAGTGGATCGACGTGGCAGGCGCTTCCCATAACGGCAGCGATGTAACCGCTCTGCTGTGGCAGAACGGAAACGAATACATGGTTGACGGCAAGCAGGCCTCTTTGACTGTGCCCGGATCCGGTGATTCCGTTTCCTTTGATGAGCTGCCGGCCTATGACAACGAGGGCGTGGCTTATCGGTACACCGTGACTGAGGAAAGACCGGAATCTGTCAGCGATGCTTATACCCAGCTGGATATTAAGGCCGGTGCCGATCATTCCTTCGTCTTTACCAATAAGCTCAAGGATCCCGCCAACATTTCGATCTCCGGCACAAAGATCTGGCGGGAGGACGGTACGGTTACCCATGACGACGTCGTCGTCGGTCTTTATCAGCGTGTCGCCGGTTCCTCTGACGAATGGGCCTTTACCGGCAAGACCGATACGATGACAAACGGCGATACCGCCTATTCCTTTGAAAACTGCCCCAAGTATCAGGAGGTTTCCGTTCCTGCTGAACCGGCTGAAGGCTCCTCCAGCGCAGATGAGGTTTCCGCAACCACCCAGATGGTGGAGCTGGAGTATCGCGTCTACGAGATGAACGGTGAAAGCCTCATTGAAGCGGGCGGAATGTCCGGCGACTATCAGGTTTCTTACAGCTCCGTGACGCATGACGCCGCCAACGGCACCTTTACGCAGGATATCACGAACACCATCACCGGAACGGTTTCTGTGACGGTGAATAAGACTTGGGTCGATACCGTGAATTCTGCAAACCGCAACGGCACCGTTACCCTGCACCGCTATTACAGTGTGACCGGGGAAGATGGCACCGTGTCTGAGGTCGAGGATCTGGCCTTTGCACAGGCGGAAGAGCAGACCCGCTCGGTTGTGAGCAGCACCAAGCAGGAGTGGTCCGGCCTTGCGCAGTACACGACAACCGGTACCGCTTATCGCTACGCAGTCACGGAGAGTACCTCCGGCTATAACTCCGAGATCAGCGCAGATCAGAATACCGGCAAGGACTTTGTATTCAACGTGACCAATACCCTGACCATGAGCACGACCGGGGTTCAGGTTACCAAGTTCTGGGTAGACGGCGGCGATACCGCCAACCGTCCGGCGAACATTACCGTGTATCTCTACCGCAACGGGGAAGCGACCCCGGTGGATACGAAGGTTGTTCCTGCAACGACGATCGGCAACAGCCAGACGATCCTTTTTGACAACCTGCCCACCATGAGCGGCGACCGCACGGTGGCATACACCTATACCATTGGCGAGAAAGCTCTGGATTCTGTTGAGGGCAAGAAGGATTACGCTCCCGCTGTGATTGATAATGCGAATTATACCATTACCAATCGTCTTGCAACGGGTACGGTTTCCATCGCTGTGACGAAGGTCTGGCAGGACCCCGTCGGCACCGAGCATCCCGATGTGACCTTCACCATTTCTGCTGCTGAAGGCACGATGGTGGGCGGAAAAGCCGTGGAAGCCAAGACCATGACGATTGGCTTTAGCGGGAATGCGGATGTTGTGACACCCGATGAGCCTGCCGTGCAGACCGACAGCACTTGGAATTTCAGCTTCACTGATATGCCCAAGTACAATGATAACGGCGTCGAGATCCTGTATACTGTGGAAGAGACTTCTGTGGAAGGCGGCAACTATACCCTAGCCTCCCACGATGGAAACATCTTCATCAATACCATCAACCAGCCCGCGACCGGAACCACCTTTAAGGTGACGAAGGTCTTTGCGAACATGGTTTCCGATGGTGTGGACGGCGCCGCTCCCGTAGCACCCGCATCGATCTACGTTCAGCTCTTTGCTGACGGCCAGCCCGTGGGCGATCCGGTGTCTGTGAATATTGTTGACAACATTGGCACCTATGATGGCTGGGTCGATCTGGACACCTACACCTCCAACGGTCAGTATATCCAGTACACGGCCAAGGAAGTTCTCCCGGTTATGATTGACGGAAAGACCGATTATGTGGTTAAAAACGATGGTGATACGGTTTCCTATGACAACCGCAACTATCAGGTTTCCTATGGTACGGTAAATCGTGAGGGCGTTGATTATATGCAGACGATCACCAACACCTACGAAGTGCCGCAGACCTATTACTATCAGCTTACCCGCGTTTATTCTCAGTACCGTAATGGCGTTCTTGTGAATGCCGAGACGGTGAGCAACTGGGTTTCCAATGCGACACAGGGCACTTATGCAGTTGATCCCACCAATTATCAGTCCTTTACCTACACGAAGGATCAGACCACCGTCCAGCATGGTTTCATCTCCGATGGCAGCAATACCAGCGTGGAGGTTCTGGAGCCCAACAACGATTCCTATAAGATTGTCCTGAATTACACCAATTCTCTGGCCAGCGGCGCAGAAGTCATTCATATCTATCAGACCTATGACCGCTATACCAACGCCACGACAGAAGATGCCCGCGTGGATCTGTCCTCCTCGTACAATGACGCCACTGCTACCGTCGGCACTTGGACGATCAACGATACCACCGGCGTGGCAACCTTCGTCCCCGCAGTTGCTGACCGCACGGGATATACGTTCCAGCCTGAGATTTCTCAGGAAGAGGGCGGCGAAGTTGGATTTGGCGAAACCCAGACCTTTACCCTCTATTATGTAAAGACTGTGGATTCCACGCCTGCACCGGCTCCGATTCCTGACGTGCCGACCCCGGATCCCGGCGGAGATCCTGTCATCATCAATCCGGTGACACCTCCCACCGCCGACATCCCGGACATCACGCCTCCTCTGGCTGAGACGCCCGATGAAGTCGCGGATATCCCTGATGAGGAGACTCCTCTGGCTGCAGCTCCCGCCAAGACCGGCGATTCCATGGGTCTGTGGATTGCTGCTTCCGGCATCTCCGGCATCGTCTTGCTGTGGTTCGCTCTGATCGGCAAAAAGCGCCGTGAGGATGACGCACAGTAAAGTCGCGAGAACCCCGCATTGACTCCCAAGAAGGGCCGGCAACAGCCGGCCCTTCTTTCTATATTTAATGAAGGGGAAGGGTGGCGGAATCCGTTGCGGGCACTGTATGAGTTAAAATATTACGGTTATGTTACAAAGGCCGCAAACCTCTTGCAAAACATTTTGTCGTTTGATAAGATTCATCATGCAGAACAAAACGATTACGGTTTGCCTCCCGTCACAGATACGGGAACGGCTAGCCACGGTATGTGCGCCGGGAAAGAAACCGGAAACGTGGCGTTCTGACAAAAGATGGTGGTAATTTCCACCAAAATTTTAAAGGAGGAAAATCCATGGGGTGAATGCCCGTAAGAAAGTGTTGCGGCGAGCAGTCGGTGCAATACAGTTACGGCCCGAAGCCTGTCGGTTTTTCTCCGAATCTATGAAGGAGGATACCCTAATGAAAAAGTTCCTTTCATTGGTGCTGGCTCTGGTCATGACCTTCTCTCTGGTCACGATCTCCGCTGGTGCCACCGAGTACAAGGATCTGACTGACAAGTCTACGATCACGTACTCGGAAGCCGTTGCAGTTCTCAACAAGCTCGGTGTTATCACCGGCTATGAGGACGGCAGCTTCAATCCCACCGGTTCCCTGACCCGCGGCGCTGCCGCCAAGATCATCGTCTCCATGATGATCGGCGCCGATGCCGCCAGCGCTCTGACGGCTGCCGCCGCCCCCTATAAGGACGTGCCCGCTTCCAACACCTTCGCGGCTTACATCTCCTACTGCAAGACCGCCGGCTACATCTCCGGCTACTCCGACGGCACCTTCCGTCCTGCCGACACCCTGACGGGCTACGCGTTCGCCAAGATGCTGCTG